AAAGCTACAGCAATATCACCCTGAATTATTTTATCTAAATTATGAAGAACTTCTACTAAACCTAAAGCTTTAAAATCAAAATCTTTAGTATCTAATCCTGCAGCAGCAATAGCTTTACCAAAACTACCTGCTCCTTTTTCTATTGTAGCAAAAACCATCCTCATACTGGTGCCTATTGTAGACATTCTTATTCCTTCATTAGAAAGAGCCATTACCCCTCCTAATGCTTCATTAAGACTTAAACCAACACCGTGAGCAACAGGACCTAAATAATTGAAAATGACCCGCATTCCTTCAAGATTTGTTTTAGAATCATTAGCAGCTACGGCTAAAGCATCCATAATTGAAGAAGCATTTTTAGCTTCTAATTGAAAGGATCGAATGACTGTGGTTAATAAGTCCGCGGCAGTTGTTAAAGGTTCAAGAGTTCCTTGAGCACCAACAGCAGCAGCACCAATAACATCTAAAGATTCTTTAGCGGAAAAACCCGCTTGAGCAATAAATACAACACCTTTAGCTATTTCTCCAGCAGAATATTTTGTAGTGTTTGATATTCTAAGAATTTCATCTCCTAATAAAGAGATTTCAGCATCTGTACTATTTGATATAGCTTGTAAATTCTTTAAAGCTTGATCAAAATCTTTAACTCCTGCAATTGAACCTGTTATAGCTTCCGTTAATGTACTAATAATCATTGCAGCAGGAATCCAAACAGACATACTTTTAATAGCATGACCTAATTGACCAAACCAATCAGTAGCTTTCTGTCCAGCAGAAGCCATTCCTGACATATGGCTTGTTAAACCTTGAAAAAATCTACCTGCTGCGGTAGCGGGAGGACCTACTGCTTTTATTGAATTAATATGTTCATTTAAAATCTTTGTTCCTTCTGCATAAGTAGTAGTACCTGCTTTAAATTCCTCAGATAATGTTTTTTGTACCCTAGCAAGTCTTTCAGATTGTACGGCGTTTGCCGAAACTGTTTCAGTTGCTTTTTGAGAAGTCTTAAAGAATGTTTCCATTTCTTTAACAGAATTTCCCCACTCTTTATTTAACCCTGCTAATTGTGTTTGAGCTTTTGTATAAGAAATTTCCTGATTTTTAAAAGCTTCTACTACTCCAGCAGCTTTTGTAGAAAATTCAGTTTGAGAAGCAAGCATATCTCTATTTTTATTAGTAAGCTTTTCCACCGAATCAGCCATTACTTTTGTGGAACCAACAAAAGAAGTTAAACTTTTTGCTGCTTCTTCATAAGTCATTTTTCCTTTTGCAACCGATTCTTCTAAACCTTTAGCAAATTGAGTGGCATTTGCTAATGCTTCATTATGAAATTTTAAACTACTATTCATTTTAGCAGTTGCTTCATTCCACTTATTCATTCCACCAGTAGCATTGACAAATTCAGTATCTAACTTTTTAACTTCTTTTTGATAAGTATCAAAAGTCATTTGTCCTGCTTTGGCTGAAGCAGTTAGATCCGCAAAACGTTTTTGAAATTCTCCTCCTGAAGTTGCTAATTTTTGATAAGTGCTGGCAACAGTACTGAAAGTCTCATTTAATCTTGTCCACGTTTTGGAAGAATCTAACATGACCCCATTTGATTCATGGATTCTACCACTCATGAAATCATAAGCGGCAGATACCCGATCAACATTTTTCCCCCAAGTGTTTAAATCACCTTTAGTCAATTCACTACCAAAGGTTTCTCTCAATTGTGTTTTAGTAAGACCAATAGCCTTTTCAACCTGATTTAAAGCAGCGACGCTTTTCTCAAATTGCTGGACATTATTACCAGAAGCTTGAGCCATATCAATAAGTGATTTTTTATATTCAACGGAAGAATAACTATTTTTATTTAGTTGTGTAGCTAATTTATTATAAACATCTGTAGAAATATTGCCATTATTAATTAACTGCCTCAATTGAGGATTAAGTCTTTCAATTTGAACAACATTTTCTTTGGCTGATTTAGTCCAACTATCAAAGGCAGCTCCGGCAGAAGAAACCTGTCTTGTCATATTGACATTGCTATTCATCAAACCAGCATTTGCTGATTCAATCGCTTTAATAGAATCAACAACACTTTTAGAACTGCTTTGCATCCCTGTTAATGCGGAAGAAAGACCAGAAACTATTTCTTTAAATTTACCAACAGAATCATTTAAACTTTGAGTAAACTTACTACTCATTGTTCCTGAATCCTGCATTTTAGAAACAAGTGAATTTAAAGCAGTAACAGCTTGATTAACAGCCGTTACTAGACCTTCAGCATTACCTGTAAAATTAGTATTAAAATTATTTGATTCGTCAGCCATATTAAGAACCTTTTGCCCATTTAGTGAATTTATTTAACATCTTATCCGAAATCTTTTTACGTTCTTCAGGACTCCACTTTTCATATTCTTTCGGATCACCAAACATTAAATTTTCTTTTCTATCTTCACTTTCTACTTTATCTCCTAATTCTTTTGGATCTGCTCCATGTAAAATCGCATTAAATTTCAAATCTTGTAATTTACGTTCCATATAATGTTCATATAAAATCATTATCTGGGAAAGAGCTAATCCTCCTTTTCTATAGGACTTTCTATAGATGTCTTCAAGTCTGTATTGAGGGTAGTGTTGGAGGAACTCTGTAATGACTGACTCGAACCGAATACTTTCTTGCCCCGCTCGAACAGGCTCTGTCCTTTTTTTAAGGCAGGTTCGTAATTTACAGACCAAATAATATCTGCAATATCCACAAGCTGTGAATTTGTAAGATCGTTAATAACATCTTCCGACTTAGCTTCTTCAGGATCAATAATTAAAGATAATATTTCTCCTATATTAATTTTTATTACTCCCATTACAGAAAGCATAAAAGAATAATCAGAAGTTTTTCCTGCTTGCTGGGCTGATACAAGCTCTTGAGCTACTTTAGTAATAATGTCGGTTATGGTGAATTGATCACCTGCTGAAAGAGGATAGATAGTAAGATTTTTTAAAACTTTTTTTCCATATTCAATTATTTTCACATCTGGATTGATTTTCTGTGATTCATTCATGATTTTCTCCTTTTGAAGAAATTCCTTTCCCGTATATTTCAACGGGAAAGGATTTGATTATAATCAAAATTGTTAAACTGCTTTTATACCATATCATCACCGGTCAAGAACACAATGGTTCCTAACGGCATGGCATCCCAAACAGCACTTCCACCAGTAACACCAGAATCCCCACGCTTCGCTTCAAACGAAATGGGAACGTCTGCGGCGTCAGTTGCTTTCAAATCAATATTCATTGAACTGATAACATTTGCCCTCGGGAATATGATAACCATTTGCTGAAGATTGCTCGGAAACGTATAAATAGCTTCCATACGAACAAAATCAGGAGCAATCAAACCACCAAGAGCAATGCTATCATCGTATTCATCCAATGTAGACGGATCAATACCACGAGCAAGAGCTAAATTAGCAAGTGTCATTTCTTTGAAAGCACAATCAAGAGAAACAGCTTCTCTAATCGGAAGAGTGTGATCTTCTAATAGAGGGAAACCTGATTCAAGTTTCCAAAAATCTGTTTTTCCTGAATACTTCGTGTTAGCTAAAGCACCGATAGAATTAACTGGTAAAAGAACAGGGGTGATCGTGCCGATATTAGCGGCAGCCACTCCTACTCTTATTTGGGCTAATCCAAGAGCTACAGCTAAGGGATTTTTGGTCAACGGACCAGTACGAGTTAAAGACATAATTAACCTCCTAAATTTTTAGTTTCTTTTTGCACACAGTCTGTTTCAGATTTTTCATCTGATTGAAATATGTTAGGCAAATAATTAAGTATTTGCCAATGCCCACAACCTCTTCGTAAACATCTTATCTTTACATTTCCTTGAATAAACATTTCTACAGGAGCTATTATATTACCTTCTCCTGGTTTTCCAAACATAAAATGAAAAATACCATTAGGTTTTCTTTCAATAAGTTTCTTACCACAACGCTCACATACAATAAACGTATTTAGATTGCCAGTCCCCATCTCAATCTCACATTAAATATTTTGACTTTCGTTTCATCCTCTTGGATAAAGAAAGGAGCAGCATCATTTATCTCTTGAACAACCATTGCTCCTATCAATTCCCAAGGAGTTTTACTCACATCATAAAAAGGAATTCTTCTCATTCCATCTGTTTTTGATGAATCAAGCAAAACATTCATCATTGCATCTGCTGTTATAGATAGCATTTTTCCTTCGGCATCCTGTCGTGACAAGCAGTAAATGTCAAAAAGATACTCTGCTAACACATTTCTCCCAAATTGCCCGAATTTTACATTATACCATTGCTTAATAGCACCTGTTCCTTGTTTACGCAAATCAGGAGCAGCAAGAGAAACATCAAAAGTAACCGCCTCATCAAAAAGATCAACAAAATACTTTTTGAGAGAGTTCTTAACATTTGTTTCATTGGCTAATGCGTTCATATTACCAACCTATTGTACCAGACGCTTTTCTAATACGAACAAAATAATCTTCACAATTTTTATTCCATTCAGGTTTAAATTTTATAAATGACTTTTGAAATAAAGGTCTCAATGCTTCATTAACAGAACCATAATAAGCAGGATTACCATGAGCAGTTTGTGTTGATTTAACAAAAACTCTGTATCTCCCATTACTTATTTCTTTAAAATCAATATTATTATATAAAGTCCCTAACCACTTCCAAAACATATTTGCGGTATCAGGCATTGTTTTTACTTTCATTTGTTTCCATTTAGCACTCATAGGTTTACCAAAATCACGAAATTCTTGTGTATCAATATTTGATTTAACTGCATTAACATAATCTTGTGCAGACCGTCTTAAAAGATCAATACCAATATTATTACCAAGGTCTTTTAATGACCCAAGCATTTTAAAAATAGTATTGACTGAATTATAATCTGGTTTAACTTCAATCATCGTAAACCTCATCCCCAATTATTGTAGTTTCCCCTCTTGTGTCTTCTACAAGCAAAGCCATTACACAACCTGGATAATTATAAGATTCAACTGTTTCTACTTTATAATATTCAGTAGAAGAAACAATCAATCTGTCTAATGGTTTTATATCATACCATTTGGGAATATACAAGTCAATTCTCCAAAGTTCATCTTGTCCTACAATAATTCCATTTTCAATAGCACTTCCAAAAATACGATCTGACATTAACCCATATACAGGAGCATTTGCAATAACAGTCCAACCAGTAATCATATCATATCCAGAAGAAGAAGACATACTCTTATCTCTTATTTCTACAGGTCTTACTATATGAGCAGTTGTTGGTAAATTACATAAATAAAGAACTCCGCTATATTCAACTACATTATCTTCAAACAATTCAGGTGTTTTGTTCATTACTATATAATACCGATTCGATTCTGTTATAAAAACAACATCCCCTGTTTCTATAACGGTATCATATGGGAAAAAACAATCTAAATGATGTTCTCTGATAAAAGGTTTTGTCGCTTGGGCATTTAATTCATAAAGAATTTTTTCCGAAACAACAGGACTTCTATTTACAATTTGGATAGAAGATCCTTCTTCTACATACACCTCCTTGATGTCAGGACCTAATCCCGCGTCAATAGTCATTCTAATCATCCTCTAAAGGTGCAAAATTGACATACTTATCGGTATTATAAGTAGTATCATTTCCTATAGAATCATAACTAAAACCAGCATCAATTTTAGTCCCAAACATTCTGAAAGCATTAGGATCGGCAGAACCTACTGTACAAAATAAAGAAGGTTCTGAAGCCATTGCAGTTGCAAACTCTTTATCCATATCAGCAATGAGTTTTTGGAAATGCTCAAATCTATGCTGAAGATTTACAAGCTTATATTTAAACTTATTGGCTGAAGCAATTAAAAGAATATACATTGCATGACGAGTACCTCTTTTCATTGCCCAAAAAAGTTTAGCTGAGGTGGTCAAAGGATAAGACCACCCCAGTTCTTGCATTGTCTGGTCACAAACTAATTCATAACCATCTGCTGTAATGAGAGTGGACAAAGAACTCAATTGAATTTCTATTAAACCAGTTAAATCATCAGCATCATTAATTTCCATGATCCACTCCTTTATTAAATTTTTTACTTAGTTCTTTGCTTTTTTCTTTATCTTTTTTGCAATCTTTTTTACAACAGACTCAAGAACAACTAATTCAGGTTCAGGTTCTGAAAGCACTGGTTCTTGAACAACAGGTTCAGGTTCAGGAATAACTTCTTTCTTCACAGGTTCAGGAATAACTTCTTTCTTCACAGGTTCAGGAATAACTTCTTTCTTCACAGGTTGTTTATCTAGAATTTCAGCCTGTCTTCGAGACAATCTTTTCATAACAAATTCAGGAATAGGATCGGAAAAGACTGTACCTGCAGGAATAATAGTACTATTAGCCGTTTTTAAATTTACAAGCAATTTTACTTTCATGTTCTGATTGACCTCCTCAATTCATAGAATAAAAGACCGCCCCCTTTCGAGGGCAGTCTTTTCTTAATAGATAAACACTAATTTCTAGTATTCATCCAAATCAAATGCGGTAATCTTGTATGTGGTATCAGGATAGTACAGAACCGGAAGTCCTTTATCCTGAACACGCAGCCAAATACCCTCGGGATCCCACTCATCTTTGGTATCAGCAAAGAAACCCCACCGACGAGAATTACCATAAGGAGCTTCCATAAACTCCGCAATTTTCTGACCGTTTTGATTGTCAGAGAAAAGAAGCAATTCATTGTCTTGGATGAATTTCTTACGCATGATAACTTTGTCACGACCACCAACAAAAGTAGCAGAAGGAGCAGCACCGACAGTAATAGTACCGTTGACTTTATCTACAGCCGTGATAACTTCATCTTCATACGAATTGT